AAGCTGCCGCTGGCCTCTCCGTGTATCGGTCTCTCATCAAAGAGGATGAGTTCGCTGAGGGCCTGAGCTCCCTTGCCAGAGACACAAGTGGTGTAGAGAAAGGGGGTGAAGACCTTGGCCCTCGCCCGCCGGGTTCTTTTAAAGCAAAACCAGAGGAGACAGCTAACTAATGGCTGAACCTTATAAGCTCACCGACCAAGACCGCCGAGACATTGATGCGTACGGAGCTTTGAGCCCCGACGAAAAGGCCGACTTGCTCAAAAAAAACCCAGACAGTGCAGAGGAATATGAATGGCTGAGTAAGCACGTTGCTGTCAAACAAGCCCAAGCCGCCACCAAAAAACAAGCCGAGCGGATCCAGCGCCAACGCAACGAGGACCTCAAGGCTTGGTACAAACGCAACTCCACGGGGAGCATCTCCCGTGACATAATGGGTACGGGTGCGGGCCTATTTGCAGGTGTGCTGGAGACAGGCTCGAATGTTGCTGGATTCGTCGGAGCTCCCATAGACGATGTAAGCCGATATCTCCAGGGTGAAGAGATGTTAGGCCCAAAAGCCTCCGCTGAAAAGCTAACAGGATCCTTCCAAAGATTGGCGAAACTTCCAGACTATGAACGCGCTATGACAAACCCTGAGACTGGACAGATGTATGCCCCCGCACGGACTGCTATGCATGTCGGAGAGCTTTTTGGCGAATCTGCTATCGCTGCGGCGGCCACCGTAGGGGGCATTTATCGGATGGGCAAATGGATTAATACATCTGTTCTCCGAGCTATAGAAGAAGGCGAAGGTGCTACCAAAATCGGAAAGGCTTTAGTCCGTGCCACCCAAGGTACGTCAACTAAAGGCCAAAACATCCTAACCAGGGCAGCTCGTGCCACCACTCGATATGTGTCAGAGGGGGCAAAGAATGTGCCCACGTTGGTTGTGGACGAAGTGGCTCCCTTGACAGGGTTGATTGGGGCTGGTACTCTGGCCAAAGAACTCGGAGCCTCAGGGGGTCAGCAGCTGGTGTCCGAGCTCCTTGGAGCCACCATAGGCACGGCTGCCCTATACAAAACGGCTCGTACAGGCAAACACGCATGGGAGGCGCTCAACGAATTCTACCACACGGTATTCAACAAAAAATACACCCCCACCGCCATACGTTACCAACTCAACAGTATAGGCGAGAAATATGGTAAGGACGTTCAGAAAGGTGCCAATCTCTTATACAAACAATTCCTCCGCCAGGACCAAGCCTCCATCGATGAGTTCATCAAACGATTTGAGATTTTTCAGGACAATATTGAAAGGGTGGCCCCAAACCACACAAGGGAAATCCACCTTGCTATCTCCCAGCTGTCCGTGGCAGGCCATTTCCGTGCCCTCGAAGACAGCATCCAAGGCCTCCGCATCTCCAAATTCATGGCCAAATTCGATTTCCAGAAGGCCAAGAACGACAGACAGGATACATACCAAAAAGTCCTGGACACTCTCCGCAAACAGCTGGAGGACTTGCCCGCTGATGTCAAAGCCATCGAGTCTCCTGTTACGGACATGCTCCGTAACGCAGAAAAGTGGGTGAGTAAGGAAACTGCCCGCTTACAGACAGTCCGCCGTATCGAGACACAGAATGCCAAGAATTACATTGACGACTTCAAGGCCAAGGCAGACCCCAACTACGTTCCTCCGACACGTACCACCGCAGAGCCAATAGAAACCGACGTTCCTAGTTTCTTCCCTGAGCCTCTCCGGGAAGTTTTAAAAGATGTGAACATTGGAGGAGAACAAGCCGAGTCCCTGCTGGCCCGAGTACGGACCTATATACATAGGAAGATGGATGACAAGACCTATGGAAGGGAGGCTCGTACCCTAACGGATGCTCACTTCGAAGCCAGCCGTAGTCAGGCATCAGCAGGCTTCGACGAACTCCACCCTGACATGGCCATACGGGATAGCTACTCTTACGTAGATGAAACTACGGGAGAGGACGTTGTTGTGAATATCAACGACCTCATGGGAGATCTCAGGGCGGGCCTGGAACCTGGAGTGGACATCGAGATAGCCAAGGCTGCCTCTTCTAAGCTGTTCAGTGCACCGACCACTGTGCATGTTTCCCAGTGGCTTAAGCGAATTCGTACCGACGCAGTGGACAAGATGGATGAAGCTGCGATATTCAGAAAAGTAGGAGACAGTCAAGGTATTGATGAGAGCGAGATTGAGCAGCTTATCCGGAACTTAGATTCTGAGGACTACGCAGCTAGCTCTGAGGCCCATGCCGTTCTCAAGGAATTCCGGGAAGACCTGATTGACGCACAGACCGCTGATGGTGGCTACCTATTTGACCTGGAAGGTATGGAAATAGGTATCAAGGAACTAGCCACCCTCCGCTCCAAGCTCCTTAGTGATGCCACCCGAGGGTTTGCCGATACCACAGGAGCTGGGGCTGCCCAAGCCTACGCTAAGGCCACGTATGCTGACTTGATCGATGACGTCCTGGATTCCGTATCCAAGGGTGGAGGCCCAGGAGTAGACAAGCTTCGTGTAGCCCAAGCCAATTGGCGGGAGCATGCAGAAACATGGAAGCGCTACACAGGTGGGCACGTCCGGGGCAAGAAAGGCAGTGGTGAGAAACGAGTAGCCGACACGGACATCTTCGATAAGTTTGTCATCTCTGGCAGCCGTAGTCCCCAACAAGCCCGAAAGGATTTTGACCGGATGTTCGGGGAGGATAATACCACGGCACGGGCTCTCTTAGCTGAGGCTTACCGTCGTAGGATTTCTAAGCTGGTTGGCACGAACCCAAGTTCTGAGAAGCTCAGGAAGGTCTTGGAGGATGCTACGTCAGCTACAAGCGAGTCCCCCCTCGCTGGGTTCTATCGGGAGTTCGAGGATCACATCACCTTTGAAGGCGTAGACGGCATCAATATGGCCCTAGCTAAGAAGATGGGTATAGAAGCAGAAGTCGGGCTGCTACGGGAAACTCAACAGCGAACAGGCCTGCTTAAAGCTGCGGATCAAGCTCTCCAGGATCAACTTGGGAGGCTCAACGTGATCTTCTCTGGGGAACTTCAGAACGTTGGCAGCAAGATAACGGCTATCCTGGCCCGCAAGGGTGAGAGCCTCAGTGCAGATAACATCCTGGCAAACATCCTGCCTAGCCAAGGTGGTAACCCTGACAACATAGGGAGTCTCCTGGCCTCAGCCGATGAGATTGGTAAGAAGGCCGAAGTGAAGAGTATCCTTCGTAGCCTCATATACAAGGATGTTATAAATAAATCCAAAAAGGTTGGTAAGGGTGTCGTCTTCGAGGGTGGAGAGCCCGCTGCGGGGCTTCCGTCGTTCAATTCCTCTGTTAGACGCACGGAGACCCTCGAAGGGGATATACTCCAGGGGTATTTGGATGACAACACCTCGGCTATGCTCCAGTTATACGAGCCAGAAGAGCTCCAGCGGCTCCGGGATATCAGTTCAATCCTCAATGCGGCGAGTTTCAGTCCTGCCCGCCTGCCCATCTCGGGTATACCTGGGGATATCTCGCTTGAAGGGTTGTTGTCTCGTGGTTATGCAATCAGCCGTGGGGTTGTATCCCCTCGGTTTATTATCTCTGAGCTGTCTCTGAGGGTGTTCCGTAAGACTCGGTTCAACATGCTCAAGTCTGCCATCGAGGAGCCCGAGATTGCCAGTTTGATTCATGGTATGCTAACCGGGAAGATCAAAGCCGACTGGAGATTCAACCGTAAATTCGCCGCCACCATGGTAACCGTACTCGTACAGGGTGGTCTTCATCAAGATGCTATCGACTTCCACAAAGACGCGGAGATTATGTTCAATGCAGGACAAAAGCTCATTGATGATATCCCCACGAAACAGATACAAAAACTCGTAGAAAGCACCGCTATTCGTCCCCTCGGAGAGGCCTGGGATGCTATGAAAGGTTCCTCTAACCCTAACTGAAAGGATAAGGAAATGTTAAAAGGATACAAGACCTATGTGACCGCCGTAATTGCCATCATTGGTGCGCTTGCTGGTTGGCTGACGGCTGATGTGTCATTAACTGATGCCATCCAGATTATAGTCCCAGCAGCAGTTGGTATGTTCGTTCGTGCTGGAATTGCTAATCAGTGACGTGGCTTACCCCTATAACTCTATTACTAAAGATAGCTGGGGGTGCCCTCGACTATCTTCAAAAGAACCGGCTTATCAAGGCTGGGGCTGATGCTGAACAGACTAAGAAACATTTGGCTATGGTCCAAAACATTAAACGTGCCCGCCGTGCTGTTGATCGTGCTCGTGTTGATGCTATCCAGCTGCGTGAGAAATACCGTCGTAAGTGAGTATTGTTTGATTGCTGAGCCAATCTTTTTTGCAGAAGATATTGATAGTGAGGGTACAATACAGCAAATCCTGCGTGAAAATGCCAAGTACGATGAGCTATGCTAAACTAGCCAGAAGAGTTTTGGTAGTTTCTCCGATAGAACCAAAAAAAACTACCATTCACAATCAAATAATTTCTCAAAAATAATTAGAGAGGGGACAGCTTTATTCCCCTCTCTTTTTTTGTGTAAAGTATAAGCCTAACCAAATTCAATGCTCTTAACCAGCTTCCTCCTCGTATCCCTTGCCATAAAACTCTTCCACAGCCTCGAACAAGCTGAGGAGGAGTTTTTTTGTGCCCGCCTTCTTGTCAAGGCCCCTGTAGTCCCGGGAGTGTTCCTTAAGAGCCTTGGCTGCGTGGACTACCTTGAGTGCACGGGTATGGCTATTCACGAGAATCTCCGTATCACTAATAGTGCTTGGACACATAGTCTTGTATCTCCTGTAAGTGAATATTAAAATACCGGATCATCTCAACTATTGCGTCCGTATTTCGGTACTCGTCATTCCAATAGTCTAGAGCCTTCCGAATCGTTTCCGGATCATGCTTGTTTAGCCTAAACAGGATCTGCCCTTCTTGTGTTAATACTATTTTAACACTAGCAAGCACCGATTCTTTAATTGTCGGCTTTATCTCGTCACCCATTACCTCCATCCTCTTTCAGTATATAGATAGCTATGTCACCGAGGCGTACCTCTATCCGTATGGCCTCGTGCCTCCCGGCAAGCACAGCGAGTATGCCCTCTCGAACCTCCCCTAGGACGATGGGTAGCCAGATGGCATTGGGGATGCCGTCTTTGTAGGCTATAGTGGTCATACTCCACACACCCCTCCCTTCCCCGTGATATCGCAAATGTCAACCGCCTCCACCGACTCCTCGAAAGCCTCCCCGAGCTTGTCCTTGGCTTCCTTGTAGGGCACGGCTGTCAAGGGCTGGCCCCCACGGGAACCATCTGGGTAGACCGTGAAGCCCCGGAGCCTGTGTGCGTGTTTGGCCAGCACGTCCGTGAAGTGAGCCACGAACCCATTCTCGGCCTTGTCCGGTGTCCACTTGGGTAGGTTAATCGTGGATGAGATGGCCATGTCCACGAAGTCTTGCACGTCAGCTTGGACGGTTATGCGTCGTTCGAAGTTGTCCACGAGACTGAGGGCGGAGTCGATCTTCTCTGGGTCCACGCTGTATTCTTCGATCATCTGCTGGGCCACGGAGTCCACTACGTATTGGTGGTGCCAGCGGGTTCCTTTGAGATAGCGTCTTTTATACGCAACTGCAAAGAGTGGTTCAATTCCTGTAGTTGTACCTGCAAGAATGCCAATGCTTCCTGTTGGGGCAATGGCTCGGCAAGCCACGGGATTTGAGACAGATAGTTTTGCAGCAAAGCCAGTTGCAACTGAACGGCTGACATCTCTGTATACAGAGAGCCATCGTTTAAGTTCTCCGGTGACTTCATAACCCAATCCTTTCTTTAAGAGCCATTCGTGGATTCCCATGAGACCCAGTCCGAGCCGCCGGTTTTTCTCACGGACTGCATTGACCTTATCGTAAGGCAGATGAGCCCTAAGAGAACCACACACAAGGAACTTGGTAGCCAGACGGATAACATCTCGGAGCTCAAGAATGCTGTCAATACGGCCCAGATTAATGCTCCCGAGGTTACACACATCGCTGTCATCAGAGCTAGTAACCTCACAACAAGCGTTGCGTAGCGTCTCTCCCTCTTGTCCGAAGAAGTTGAAGCTAAACCCTGGCTCTCCTGTAGCAATTGCCTGATGCACGTTAGTCTTAAAGACATCACCTACCTCTCCTGTTTCCCAATAGCGCATGAGCCAATCCGTGTCGTAGTTGACCGAGATGTTGGTCATGTCCATAGGTGCACGGAAGTCGAAGTTGGCCTCCTTCAAATCAGCCACGGTCTTGCCTCCCGTACCCGCCACCGCTATGTCGTGCCAGTTCTTTATACGGAGGAAGTCGTATACGTCTCCGTGCTTCCAGCCGAGGCTGGCATACAGGGCTGACCGCCTCGAACCCCCTTGGATAATGCCCCGGCCAATTTCGTTCACCATCTGCATTTTAGCTAGAGGCCCACTTGCAACACCACCCGTCCCAAATAGAGTGCTACCACTAGGGCGGTATATACTATAATCGACGCCGATCCCACCCCCAGTAGACAGGCATAGCTCAGTCTTCTTAGAAAGCTCCGCCCAGTCTTCACGAGTATCCTCCTCCGCTTTCAATAGGAAGCAGTTGTTGAAGAACTTCCGGTCCCGCCCAGCGTAGTACAAGTACCGGCCCCCGGGTATAAAGTACATCTTGACCATGTACTCGATAAGCTGCTCCATCTCGTCCCCGGTCATTAGACCCTCACACACGTCATGGACCAGGACCTCACAAAGAGCTGCATACGTCTCGCAGTCCTCGTGGCTATACTTCTGGTTAAAGATGTCCTCGGCAAAGGAGCTCCGGAACATGGGGTTGCGGGTGGACTTATACATCGTCAGCTAATCCCTCTTCTAACAAGGCTGAGATCTCCTTGTCCCGGGCCACGATCTCCCCAAGGAGCTTCCGTGCCTCCTCTGGAGCTACCCGGGATGCAAGCCGGAGGATATCCATCCAGCTTCGGTTGTTCTCCGCACGGATCTTTTCGATCTTGTCGATTGTACTAAGCACCGGCCATCTCCCGCATTGTCACTTGGCATGTCACGGTATCATCGCGGTTTAACTTGGCTTCAGAGAGCTCCATGTGATAGCCCTCCACTCGGAGGAAGGCCCGGGGGTATGTGTCAGCATCCAGCATCCGTATATGGTCGTAGACCTCCTTGGGAGTTTTCTTCCCGTCCATGAAGAGCTCGCTTTGGTGGGGCTTCCGTCGTTCAAACACCTTGACGTATCCTGACTGGGGGACAGGTGTCGGATTGTCGCGGATGATCCTGTCGATGGCCCACCAGACTTTCATGGCGGCAGTCTCGTAGATGGATTGGGCTGAGCCCTTCAGCCACAGGTGGTACCGACAATAGACGGGGCCAGCATCCAGCTCATGAACCATCTGGAGGCCCACGAGCCACGTCTCTTCCTTCCCCTCAAGTATGAGGTTCTGGAGGGGAGACCCCCCACGTCCATATGGAACATCCGACATATGAAAGCAGACGCACTCCCACCTCTCGAAGATCTCGGGGGGCACCTTCCACGACCAATGGGGAAAGAACACGTAGCGAGGGTTCAGCAACTCAAGGTACTCGACGGTGAGCTCCCGAGGGTCCGTGATGAGCACGAACTCCCGGCCCACTCCCCCAACCCTGCCCTTGGTCTGTACGTGGAACTGGGTGATATTCCAGGACTTGGTGGTGCAGATTACGTAGGTGTTCATTTGGCTGCCGCCCCCTCGTGCCTTTCGACTGTTTTAATAAGCCTCTTCAAGTACCACTCGGCCTTCTGGAGATCCTTGATAGGCATCCCCTTCCGCTTATACCGGGACACGTACTTGAGGATATTCCCGGCCATGTAGCCGGTCACCTCTGCGTACGTGAGGGCTCCTTCAATTACCTCGATGGTTTCCAGGCCCCCGTTTTGGTAGTAGTGGGGGTTGTTCACCATGTCGAAGTCTTTGTTGAGGGTGGTGGCCTCCAGTTCCTCTGCCGCATCCCGCTTGAGTGAAACCCCCCGGTCAGCCAATGTCTTGGCGGCCATCTCAGAAGTCATCCAAACTTGCTCCTTTTCTGCTATCTCTTCGTAGGGATCACGGAAGCCGTTCATTTCTTGCGGCCCTCCCACCATTCCCCTATGATTATAAAAGGTGTCACTACAAGGATACCAAGCACCATAATCAAAATCACCAAGCCTGGAACCCAGAAAGGGATGGTGATTAGGATCACAAACACCAGAGCTACTGTGGCCCAGGTCATCCCGTTGACACCGTCAAGATGTGCCTATGCTCTTTCGGGTACTCCGTAAACCGAGCCCGATGCCATCCACCACACCCCATGCACTTGTACCGCTGGTACTTCTGGGTATTCGTGTAGTAGTGGCCTCGTTTCTTCTGGTCTGTGGAGCCACACTTAGGACACGTCACTTCTCCTGGTTCTCCTACAGCTGACACTGATGGATGGTTCCGAGCGTAGGGGCGTATCTTAACATAAATTTCTTCGAGTGTCAAGACATCTTGTTTGTTGTACAGACAGAGCTCCTTCCAGGCCCTCTTATTACCCTTGAGACACTCAGCCCACAACTCAAACCCAGGGAACTCCTTATGCTTAGTCTTGGGGGAGCACCCCAGGACATCCGCAAGATAGGCCAGGGAGTTGGAGTCGAAACCAAACTCACGCTTAGCGATCTTCCATGTGTCGATCTGTTTATACGGGGAGGGTAGGTCCAATCCATGCACGAGGGAACGGCCACGTATCTTGGCCATGTCGAAGCGGTCCCCGTTGTGGGCCACTACGATGTCGGCCTCGTCTAGGAGTTTATTGGTATAGGCTAGGACCTCGGCCTCCGTGTGTTTGTCGGTACCCCAGTAGTACACCCGCTTCTCTCCGAGCCATTTGGCAGCCACGGACAGGATGTTTGAGTGCTCTTGGAGTTGGTCGAGGCTCACGTTCTCCTTAAAGAACCGCCACACGTAGGCGAGGTTAGGTGCCGTTTCGATGTCTAAGATTAAAATTCGTGCGGGCATCCCTTATACTCCTCTTTCTTGCAACCTCGTCTCGTGCAAAGGGGCAAAAGAACTCCCAAAGATCCTGTCCAAACCTTCCCGTCTGACATGGTTGCGGCCTCCTCGGCTATGCCCCACGTGGAGGCCAGGGCGGCGTCTACCATGATCCTCACGCCTCATCTCCACTGCCACCCCAATTACCCTTGCCCTTCTCAGTCTCCTTGAACGCCGCCAAGTTGACAATGGCATCCTCCGTGACCTGTGCCGCCTTGTCGCTTTTGAGAACCGTGTCGGCCTCGACCAGCGAGAACCCGATCTTCAACAGGAACTGAGGGTAGTCGAGAAGTTGACGGAGGGCCAAGCCTGCCACGTACAGCGCACCGTCCTTCCGTAGGTCAGCTTGGGTGTTGTCCTCAATCTCGTAGCGGAAGTGATCCTTGCCGTCGAGTTGTAGGGTGATACCGATGCCGTTTTTGGGGGTTTTCATTTCACTTTCCTTTCCTTCAACCACGCCTTGGGGATTGCCCCTTCGGCCCATTTGAAACTGTGTTTGTCTGCCCACGCACCATACGTGGTACGGGAGTCTTTACTGATTCGGTTGCCTGCCTTGAGAAACACGAATCTCAAGTCAATGTTCGGATGCTGGTTCTTTACGCAGAGGGACTTGACCCTGTCTGCCGTGGACAACCGGCCCTTCACCTCCACGAAGAAGCCACCCTTCGTGATGAAGAAGTCGGGTGTATACCGCTTGGTCTTGAGCACATAATCGAACTTGTGCTTCTCGTATTCGTAGGGCATCCGGTTGCGATCCAGCTGCCGTGCGATCTGGCGCTCGAAGCCGCTGCGGAACCTGTGTCTAGTCGCCACCTGTCACCTTCTCTTTCAAGCGCACCATTTTGGTGTTGTAAAGGGTAACTGCATTGGCTATAGCGGCACAGACATACCCATAGGTCTTGGGTGCCAAGGCTACCATAGACTGGGCGAAGTCCTGGGGCATGACCACAATGGCCCCGGCTTTGAGAGCCCGCTCCACCTGTACCCAGTCCTCCCCGAACTTCAGAACATTCTCCGTGTAGTACAAGTCCTCCCATTCCACGGCGGTACTCGCCGCCTTCCGTGCACGGACCCGCACTGCCAGGGCATTGTCCTTATAGTTGTAGACGGGGTCATGGTGTACGTCGCTGTCTTCGTAGACGTATAGGACACCGGGGTTTTGGATACGATCTCCATCCGTGATGGTGCGTTGGAAGATTAGGGGCATTAGGATCTCACCTTGTTCCTGAGCTTCGAGTACCACACCATAGGGGCACGGTTCCCTCCCTTAGCGATGGACTTGTGCACCTCGCACTCGGGCCAACAGTGCCGCTTGAACTTGCACCAGCCGCAGGGAGAGGGAAGAAGCCGGTTGCCTGTCGGGGCCTCCACCTTTTTCTTATTGACGGTTAGTTTCTTGACCTCGGGGATGTCCTTGAAGGGAACCACGAAAGGCTCATCACTCATGATCTTCTCGATGTTCTCTTCCGCCCGCATGATTGCCTCTTCCCTCTCCTTTTCGTTGTACTCAGGTGCCTCTAAGACAGCGATCTCCCCAGTCACCTTGTTGATGACGATCCAGCCACCGAAAGGGGCCTCGGCTGCCGTCGAGTACAAATAGCCCTGCACCACGTAGCCGAATGGGTCATTGTCACGGAGCTTCTGGTAGCCCCCGTAGGTGTCCCCGAATTTCATGACGAAGGACGTGGGGGAGGCTGACTTGATATCCCATATCTTCTCGTGCAGCTTGATATCCAGGGTGCCCTTGAGCACACGGCCTGCTGTGTCGAGGGACACAGCCTGTTGGAAGCTCTGTATCTTGAGCCCCGAGGCCTCGATGATGACCATCATGATGGCTTCCACGATGTCCCCAAGAAGGAACTTGATGGGCAGGGAGTAATCAATCTCCCCCTCAATGCCCATCCGTGCCAGCCGCTGCTCACACCAGTTGCCCCCCACCCCCGACATACGTAGCCGCCACGCATCCTTGGGGTTCCACTGACGGGCGATGGCCTTGGCACATGCCTCCCCGAAGTCCCGGGCAAGGTAGTCAGGAAGATTTTCCTTGCCACGGGCTACGGAGTCCATGTAGAGTTGGAGGTGTTCTTGGAGCATCAGAAGGGCACGTCGTCGTCTTCGAGGGATGCTTCCAAGTTAAGCTCCTTGCCCGTGAGTTCCTGGACTTGGTTCTGCCTGTGCTGGTCGATGACCCAGTTGTTAGCAGCCACGATAACCGAAAGGAACTCGGACATGATCTCCTTGTGCTCCTCCGTGAAGTCCACTTCCTTAGCGAGGGTGGGTTCCACGGGGTAGAAGGTGATCTTGCCCTTCTTGACACGGGTGGTGGCCAGCTTGATCTGCGCCTTCATCATCAGAAGGTTCTGCTTCTTGAACCCCTTGATGAGCTCCGAGATGGGCATGTAGTTGATGCCCTTCGCATAGAAGGTACAGGGGAGGGCAGTCACGGAGGCCTTCGTGCCATCCGCGAACTTGCCTTCGAGGGTCACGATCCCGTAGAAGATCTGGTTGCACTTGACGGACTCCTGATAGACAGCCTCGGGGGAGCCAGCCGGGAGCTTCTCTCGTTCTCCCTTGGAGAGCTTGCCACACTTGTCACCGCCTGCCGTGTCGGGGAACACGGACCCGAGGGTGGTGGCTTGGACGGTGGAAGGAGTGTATTTGTTCGCCTCGTTGTCCCACACCGAGTAGGAGTACCGCCGCAGGAAGGGCTGGAAGAAAGCCGTCTCTGCGTAGATGGTCTGGCCCGTCTCTGGGTCACGGATGGTGTAGGTACCCTTGTCGAGTTTGTGGACTTTGCCTGCGATCTCTTCGTCGTCTTCGTAGTTGATGGCAAGGCGGGGCAAGCCGTGGAAGCCCTCGTCTTGGCCACTCAGCCGCATCAACTCAGCGTCGGTAAGCTCACCAAGAGCCTCCGTGCTGACTTCGGTGGTCTCTTCGAACACTGCAAGTGCTTTGGTCATTTGGTTTCCTTTCCGGTTGCGTAGGCTTCAATCTTTTTGGCTTTTCCTATAACATTCTTCATCCGACTTCCTTTCCTTCGAGCCAATTCGGTCCAACTTTGACTTCGATCTCAACGGGCATGTCATATTCAATTCCATACCGTTCTCTGCATTCTAGGGGTAATGATAGCATACTTTCACGTAGGATGTCAAGCACTATTTTCACCTCATCTGGGTGCACGTCCAATATAATGGAGTCGTGCTGGGTGTAGATGATGAGGGACTGACAGCCTGCCTCTTGTAGGCGGCGGTGGCAGCCAATCAGGGCTATTGGAAGGAGGTCTCCGGTGGCAAAGCCCTGGACCGGATAGTTCTTGATGGCCGTGATCGAAGTCACGGAACCCCACTTGGTCCTCCGTACATTGGGGAACGAATACTCCCGGCCCGATGGCAGGGTGATCTTGCGGTGGGTGAGGGCCTCTATGGCCAGCCTGTCATGCCACGCCGTGATGCCCTCGTAGTGGTCCTTGAACTTCTGGTAGTAGAGCATCTGTCGGGGGGAACCAGTGGTCCCTCCGTACAAGGGTTTGAAGGTGTCGGCCTTGGCTGCTTGTCGTGCCTGCTTGAAGTCATCGTAGACCTCCTCCAGCTTCATGATCTTAGCAGTACGCTCGTGAACATCCACTCCCTCTTCGATGTCCCGGTAGACCTGGGGGTCCGTGGACAGGAACCCTGCGACACGGAACTCAAGCTGAGCGAAGTCCCCCACCATTATCGAGCCACCCTCGAACCGAGACACGATGGCCCGCCTGACGGGGAACGTGCTCTCCCGAGGCATGTTGTGGAACCGGGAGGACAGCCTGCCCGTGACCACCACCGTCTGGTTGAGCCCCACGTATACCATGTTGCCCTGGAGCTCATTCTTGATGCCGAGCACGAAGGTCTTCAAGTAGGTCTTGATGGCATTGTACCGCATGAACTTCGTGACAAACTCCTGGGCTACGCCGGTCAGGTTGGGGGCCTGTGCCTTGAGGGTGTCCGAGTTACAAGCAAACCCGCTGGTGCACGTGTCCAGGGCAGTCCGTGGCACGAGCTTGAGCCCAGCGACCTTCGTGGATGGCACGTACTCGATACCCTTCCCACCACATTGCCGACAGACCCGCTTGGCCTTGCTGGAGGTGCCGTCTTTCTTTGTGGGGTACGTGTGCCCCTTCCCCGAGCACTTCACACACCGACAAGCATCCGTCTTGTGCATAACGTCGGTCATCTGCACCACAAGGGTACGAAAGACCTTCTTGCGATACTCAGCACGACGCTTGGGCTTCCGAGAAGCTCCCCGCCACTCTGTTCCTAAGTTGAACTTGGCAGCCCAAGCCCGCTTATCCTTCACGGACCGGGAGTACAAGAGCTTGGACAGATCGTCGCCACTGTCCAAGTTGATGGGAGTGTCACCCATCACCTCCCGAATAATCTCCTGGAGCCTCGGCTTCAAGACCCCGAGCTCATCCGTGTAGTCCTTTTCGATGACCCCGAGGGCCTCCGTGTCGATGCACCAGCCTGTCCGTTCCATGTCGGCCAGGACGGATGTCAACTCGAAAGACATCAGAAG